ATTACTATAATAAAGGCGGCGTTATCACTCATCTGTCTCTCCTTTCAGTTCTGCGAGACGTTTACGGGAGTTACTGTCATACCAAGTCTTTCCACCAGGTCGTCGCAACACATCATTCATGCCTTCGCGAAAACCTTCGTTGAACGCTTGCTCAACCAATTCCACCGCCTTCGCCAAGAGAGCTTCGCTCTCGCCCTTACCCTCGCCAATCGCATTGTGCAGTGCCATAAAGCCACAGTCCATACCCTGTGAATACATGTTAGTACCGAACTTAAACACATCATACAATGCATAACGATACGTGCCTCTATCTTTGATTTCAGATTGATGTATACGCTTACACACAGAGTAGAAGGCATCTTCTCGCTCTTGCTCAGTCAACTCATCCCACCAAGTATCAATACGATGCTCTTCTAGAATTCGTTCCTTTTCTATCTCTTGCCCCAAGTCAGAAAGTTCTTGTAGTGCTTTTTTACGGTCTTCGTTCATAGCGGTAGTGTTCCGTTATAAAGTTCCATGGCCAAGCTGGCCATACCCATTACAAAGACAGCAAGAATAAAAAGCTTTAATATAATTACTGCAATCAAATCACGCATTGACAAATTCTCCATCTTTTACTTTAAAGACCGTAACTGGCCCAGAGTTTCTGATATAAGCACGGCCACCATCAATCATGCAATCATCGATTACCTTGTAATCATGCCGATGCGCCGAGTAGTGATAAACACCTTCTTTATCTTGAATCATGCCGAATTCGCGCTTTTCAATTCCGTCTGCATGGGCAACCATTATTTGAGCATTACCAGCATACTCGTTACGGTACACACCAAAGTAGTGATTACCATAATCAGGATGAGGAGTAGACCTATAGAAGATGTCTACAGCAAAATCCTGGCCGCCAAGAGCTGACGTGCATACGTACTTAATCGGTACTCCGTCTTTTTCCTCATAGTGTTTTACGATCTTGTCTGTTTCGAATAGCGGTTCATGTTTAATCATCATATACCTATTATACCACATTTAAATAAGTTTGTACATACATTTATGCAAAAAAATCTTCGAGATTTATTACAGGCTCAGAAGTCCAGCCGATTGCCTCAAGAATCGGGTTAATCGCATCGAGAAACGTTTTGTCAAACATCAGATTGTAATCAATGTATTTGTGCAACTGAAACTCAGGTGGAAGATAATCAGGGAAAGTGATTACATTCTCACGAATAGGGTTTGGCTTTTTGAGGTAGCAAAACTTTATCTTGTCACCATTCTGGATCTTCTCGTACTCTTTGAGACCTTTAGTAAGGATGACGTTATTGTATAGTAAAGCACCGCGGACGTGTATCGGAGTACCTTTCTTGTAAATGGCAGCACGATCTTTCCACTTGATTACATCAGATACACCACGAGGAAAAGAAACTTTCTCTGGAGGGAGAGACGTAAAGTGGTCACGGAACTGTTGAATCGCACGTTGAGTATTTGTCTCAGAACCGGTCATGATAACCTTAAACAAAGCTTTCATCGCATCACGGCAAACCTCGGGAGTAGAAGACTTAACTGCTTCGATACCCATGATCTTGAGTTTAGGCTCTTTGTACTCAACACCTTCTGAATTGTGGACATTCAAGATATAACGTTTCTTGGCAGTCCATACACCTTTATCAGCAATAACTTCTCGTTCCATTACCATCTTTTGTTGGTAAGAATTGAGCTGTTCAGCCATACCATCATATGACTTAGCAATAAGAGGCTCAAACTTATCAGACACGATCCTATCAATTAGATCCACGATCTCTTTGACTGGCCGATCTTGCATGCCAAGCTTCTTAACAAGAGGACCAAAGTTTACATAGTTTGAATCGGTATCGATTGCAATTACATAGTCTTTGTTCTTTGTCTCACAGATCTTGTTCATAAAATCATTGAATGTCTTTTCAGCCCAACGGATAGCAAGCTGGCCAGTAAGTGTAATGCCTTCGGCCATACGCAGATCGAAGTGACGGAACCAACGGTTACCCATTGCACCATAGAGTGAGTTCATCAAAATCTTGGCAGCCATTTGCTGGTTGTCAAGGGTTGACACTTGCTTCTCGAGCTGATATACACGTTGCTTATCAGTTTTATCTACGTTAACTAGTTCCTGCTGTGCGCCAAGCATTGCCTTCTTGGTTGTCTTACGCTCGGCATAGATTGTCTCAATGATCGCAGGAATAATACCTTGACGATCTTTGCGATACAGTGTACCGTTAGCAGCCATGGCAAGATTATCTGGATCAGGATTTAATCCGTTACGTTGGGTAAGACACAAATCAACATCCACATTAGGGACGATCTCGTCGCAAATAGTTTCGGGAGACATGTTGCACTGCATAATAATGTGAGGATACAGCGAGTTCAAGTCAAAAGAAACAACCCAATCGTGCATGCCAACCTTTGGTGGTTTTACATAACCGCCAGCAAAGGCAGTCTTCATCCGCTCTTCATTAGGCTGAACCACAATACCTTTGTCATGCAGATCACGATAGATGATTGAATCCCAAATAGCAGTAGTACCTAGCGTATCACCGTAGTTAACACCACCACGATAGGCCAGAGTCATTGCAAGGTTAATAAGACCCATCTTGTCATCGAGCTTGTACACAATGCCAACGTCTTTGATGTTATAGTCACCAAACTTTTGAGGATCTTGCTCATATAAGTCTTGCAAGTCTTTGTACTCTTCGTACGAAAGCTTCTTCTCGCCCAGTTCAACGTGGGCAATATGGTCAAGTTTATAAGACTCTTGGGCAGTATAAGTAAACTTCTTGTATAGTTCAAGATAGTCAAGTTCAGTCACGCCAACAATATCGTAGTACTGTTGCTCACGACCGTTGATCTTTACACTACGCTGACTAACACGATTCCATGGGGAAAGTTTGTTGGCATACTCTTCTCCAAGAAGTTTGACGATACGATTAACTACGTAAGGAGTATCGAAGAACTTACAATTCCAGCCAGTAATAATGTCTGGTGTATTTACAGGAGAAGACCACCATCCGAGGAAGGCAGTCAACAGGTTTTGTTCGGTTGCACAATAGAATGCTTCTACCTCGACACCAGTAAGATCTAGTTCTGATTTAGAACGATCCCACTCTTTGAGATACCAGAGGTAGTAAGTATTGTTTTGATTATTGCGGTAAGCAATAGCATTGATGGGGTTGTTTGCATCGGAAGGATCTGAGTAACCGTCTTCGGTTTTCATTACCTCGATATCGTAAAAGCCGACGTTTACCTGGTCAGGATCAAATGCGATCTTGCCGGGAAACTTCTCTTGAACGAATTGTGTAACATAGTTAGTGTTACCATATACCTTAAAGTTAGGCATATCTTTATAGCGATCGACAAAGTCTTTTGCCTCACGCATGTCATCTAATTGTACGCCAGATACCCTTGCGCCGTCAAGCGCAAAGGTTTCTGATTTAGGATTAGGGACAAAGAGAGTGGGTTTGAATTTTACCCGCTCATGGACACGGTGACCATTCTTGTACCCGCGATAGAGTAAAGAGTTGCCGTACCGTGTTACGTTTGTATAGAATTCCAAGTGTTAACCTCCACATGATTGAGTACATTATACATCAGTCTTAAGCGAAAGTACACAGTTAAATGATAATCTTTTTATCTTGTGTGATAACCTTGGAGAACATTTGTTGATACTGTTTCTTGAGTCCATCAACCGGATCAACGGTAAACATAACAAAGTTGGACGCAATGGTCATTCCTTTAGGTGCTTCTGAGTAAGCCATAAAGGGAGCCAGTCCGAGAGAGTTTTCTTGAGTGGGGATTAGGATTGCAACGTCTTTTAAAGTGAAATGATCTGGACCACCAGACAATTCACAGATAAGTTCTTCACCGGTTGCTAGACGTACGATTTTGATTTCAGACATATAAGTCTCCATGATAAAGTTAAAAAGAGGGGCAAACGCCCCTCTCAAGTTTAGTCTTTCTTTGATACGAAAGAATACATTTCTTTCGCCTTTTCCATAAGGTCTTCCATTGAGTACATTTGATAAGCCTGCTGCACTTCTTCGGCTGTTTTCTTACCAGCCTCAAGCATGTTTTCGGCAAATGCCATACTCAAAGCTTGTTGTTGATCCATATATTCTTTTGCAAGCTGGAGCATTTCAGAACGGATTTCAAACGGATTTTTATTAGACATAATAGTCTCCTGTGTGTGTTGTGTGTTTACATGAAATGGGAGGCTAACCGTGGCCTCCCGCGCACTTATTAAGTAGTGACCCTTACTCTTATGCTATAAATCTTCTGCCTTAGTAGTCATCAGATATTTAGCTTCTTCATGATAGCCCATCCGTGACA